GCCGGAGGAGACGGGAACCGAAGACGAACTCACGGTCGACCAGATCACCGGCAAGATCAACCGGATAAAGCGAGGCGAAGTTCCCATTGGGTGCAACCATCTCACGATGTTTATTGACGTGCAGGCCAGCCTGCTCTTCTTCGTCGTGGCGGCGTGGGAGGACGACTTCACCGGCTACGTCGTGGACTACGGGGCGTTCCCCGACCAGCAGCGCCCGTACTTCACGCTCCGCGACGCCCGGCAGACGCTCGCGCTGGTCACCGGGGCGAGCGGCCTCGAAGGCTCCATCTACGCCGGACTGGAGGGGCTGACGGCGGATTACCTTGGCCGCGAGTGGCGTCGCGACGATGGAGCCATATTGCGCATCGAGCGCTGCTTGGTCGACGCCAACTGGGGATCGTCGACCGACGTTGTCTACCAATTCTGCCGCCAATCCGCTCACGCCGGCATCATCATACCCAGCCACGGTCGGTTCGTCGGGGCGTCGAGCCAACCGTTCTCGGAGTACAAACGCAAAGCGGGAGATCGCGTCGGTCACAACTGGCGGATGCCCAATGTCCGTGGCAAGCGGGCGGTACGGCACGTCGTGTACGACACGAACTACTGGAAATCGTTCATCCACGCCCGGCTCGCGGTCCCGATGGGCGAGAAGGGCTGCCTGTCATTGTTCGGCGACAACCCCACCGGGCACCGTCTCTTCGCGGAACACATGACGTCGGAGTACCGGGTGAAGACGGAAGGGCGAGGCCGCACCGTCGACGAATGGAAGATGAGGCCGGAGCGAGGCGACAACCACTGGTTCGATTGCCTTGTCGGATGCGCCGTCGCGGCGTCGATCCAAGGCGCGGCGCTCGAAGGGATACAGACGGCCAGCCCGCCGAAGCGCGAGCGAGTCAGCTTCGCCGACCTGCAGCGGAGGCGACGTCGATGAAACGACCGAATGCGGAACAGGCGAATCGTGGCATCGAATGCCCAAAGTGTGGGTGTCGGCATTTCTACACAACGCACACGGAGCCGCTTCGCGACGGCCGTATTCGCCGCCGCAAGGTGTGCCGTCACTGCAATCGCAAGATTGTGACGTTCGAGTCGCCTCCCGGCCCGCTGCCCAATCGAGATTGCTAGATGTAGCAGAAATCCTCGAATTCTCCTCACGCAGCGCGCACGCCAATCTCCCAACGGCATAGGTAACCAAGGGACGGTCAGTCCGGCGCGGGTAAGTGGACTCTTCGCCGGGTGGCCTCTCGGCCGGACGACTGTCCCCTTGGAGTCTATGCAATGCCCGACGATCTGGAAGACACAATTCGCGAAAACGCTCAGGGGCCTGCCAAGGCTGCCGGCGATTCTGGTTCGATGGAGCAGCACAAGCTCTCGGATCAGATCGCCGCGGACAGATACCTGGCCTCGAAGGAAGCAGCCAAATCGAAGCGTCGCGGCCTCGTTCTCAACAAACTCGTTCCGCCGGGAGCGTCGTAGTGTTCGGTTGGCTGTCCAATCTATTTTCGTCCAATCCGTCGCCTCCCGCGTCTGGTCGCGCGGTGCGCCTAGTCCGCGCCCGGTATGACGCCGCAGCAACGAACGCCGACAACCGGCGACATTGGGCCAACGCCGACAGCCTCTCGGCAGACGCGGCCAACAGTCCCACCGTGCGCCGCGTGTTGCGGGACCGTGCCCGTTACGAAGTCGCCAACAACAGTTACGCGAGAGGTATCGTCGTAACACTTGCGAACGACGTGGTGGGAACCGGCCCGCGACTGCAACTGCTGAGCCCCGACCACGATGCAAACAGGCGGATCGAGCAAGAGTTCATGTTGTGGGCCAGTGCCATTGGGTTGGCCGAGAAGCTGCGGACCATGCGGATGGCCCGCGCTCAGGATGGCGAGGCGTTTGCCGTGCTGACCAGCAATCCGCGACTGCCGACGCGAGTGAATCTCGACCTGAAGCTGATCGAGGCGGACCAGGTCACAACGCCCGACCTCAACCCCCTGGCGTCCACTGCCGTGGATGGGATCGTATTCGATGAAGCGGGAAATCCCGTCGAATACCATGTTCTGAAGCAGCATCCGGGCGAGGCTCGGATCGGCCTGGGTGGTTTCAAGAACTACGACCGTATTCCCGCCGAGGCCGTCATCCATTGGTTCCGCACGGATCGACCCGGCCAGTCTCGCGGTATTCCCGACATGATGCCGGCGCTGCCGCTGTTCGCACAGCTGCGACGGTTCACGCTCGCCGTGCTTGCCGCAGCCGAAACGGCCGCCGACTTCGCCGGGATTCTCTACACCGACGCACCAGCCAGCGGCGAGGCGGATGCCGCCGAACCGTTCGAGCCAATCGAACTTGAGAAGCGAGCTTTGCTGACCATGCCGGGTGGCTGGAAGATGAGCCAGCTCGAGGCAGAACAGCCCAGCACTTCCTACGGGGAGTTTAAGCGCGAAATTCTCAACGAGATCGCCCGCTGTCTCAACATGCCGGCCAACGTCGCGCGGGCTGATTCGTCTGGATACAACTACGCCTCCGGTCGCCTCGATCATCAGACGTATTTCAAGGCGATCCGCGTTGAGCAGGCGCATCTGGAAATCGTTGTTCTGGATCGCATTCTCGCTGCTTGGCTCGATGAGGCGGCCCTCATCCCCGGCTTGCTGCCCGACGGTCTACCACCCATTGCCTCCTGGGAACACCAGTGGTTCTGGGACGGTCGCGAGCATGTTGATCCCGCCAAGGAGGCGTCGGCGCAAGCGACTCGGCTGTCCAGCCATACCACCACGCTTGCCGAGGAGTACGCGCGTCGTGGCCTCGACTGGGAGGAGCAGGTGCGACAGCGCGCCAAAGAAGTCTCGCTGTTGAAAGAGCTGGGAATCGCCACGGCCGCGCAAACACCTGCCGAGACGGACGACGAGCCCACTTACGAAGAGACGGAGGTTAGCGATGCCGCATAGCGCGAAAGAACTGCGATTGGTCAGCCCCGTCGAGCTGACGATTGAAGCCGCCGCCGAGGGAGGCGAAGAGCGTCCTGCACTCGTGCATGTCGCGGCATACGGCGGTGGCCTAATGAACGTGGCTGGTTTCGGCCCCGTGGTGATCGACATCGAGGGCATTGAAACGCCTCAGCGAGTGCCGCTGTTGGCTGACCACGAAAACCGCATTGACGCAGTTCTCGGAAGTGGAACGCCAAGCCGGGCGGACGCAACCTTGACGGTCGAAGGCACGCTCTCGCGATCCAACGAGCGCGCTCGTCGTGTGATCGAGTTGCACCGCGACGGGGTTCCGCTCCAGGCCAGCGTCGGCGCGGAGCCCATCGAAACGGAGCGAATCGCCAAGGGAAGGCAGGCGGTCGTCAATGGCCGCACGATTCGCGCTGAAGCTGCCAGTTTCCTGCTGGTGCGCCGGTCGCGATTGAAACACGTGGCCATCGTGCCCAACGGGGCAGACGGTGGCACAAGCATCAACATCGCGGCGCAGGCCGCCAGCCCAACGGAGGAGAAGAGAGACATGAAATTCACGCAATGGATCGAGGCCCAAGGTTTTGTCGCCGACGACCTGGATGAGAAGCAAATGGCCAGTCTGTCCGCAATGTACGACGCGCAGACCAACAGCGACGGAAACGCACCTGCCACGGCGGGCAAGGATGTGACCGCAACCGCCGTGGCGGACTTTCGAGCGGAACTTGCGGCCGAGACGGCGCGGGTCGCCGAAGTCCGCAAGCTCTGCGCAGGCAAGCACCCGGACATCGAGGCTCAGGCGATCAGCGAAGGCTGGGACACGACGCAGACCGAACTTGCGGTAATGCGAGCGGAACGGCCTAAGGCCCCCGCCATCCACGCCGGAAGCTATGACGGGATGGTTGCAGCCGAGGTGATCGAGGCGGCGCTGTGCGGTACGCTCAACACGCCGGGTCGTGAAGAGCACTTCTCCGAGCGGACGCTTGAAGCGGCCGACAAGCAGTACCGTCGCCTTGGTCTACAGGAACTGATTCTGATGGCCGCGCACGCCGGTGGTTACACTGGCAGGGCGACTATCTCACGGGAAACGCTGCCGGACATCTTTCGTGCTGCGTTCACGCCAATGAACGCGGCGTTCAGCACGTTGTCGCTTCCCGGCATCTTCTCCAATGTCGCCAACAAGGAATTGCTGGCCGGATTCATGGAGGAGGATCAAACCTGGCGCGAGGTGTCGGTCACGCGAACCGTCAGTGACTTCAAAACGGTCACGAGCTACCGGCTGCTCGACGACATGGAGTACGAGGAACTGGCCCCCGACGGCGAAATCAAGCACGGTCAGTTGTCCGAGGAATCGTACACGCGGCAAGCGCGGACTTACGCCAAGATGTTCTCGTTGACGCGGACGGCGATCATCAACGACGACCTCGGTGCGTTCGAGGACCTTCGCGTGCGACTCGGGGCCGGCGCGGCCCGGAAGTTCAACAATGTCTTCTGGACCCGCTTCATGGACAACTCGACGTTCTTCACGTCGGGACGGTCGAACTATATCACCGGCGCTACTACGGCATTGGACGTCGACGGCGTTGGCCTACAGAACGGCATCTTGGCATTTCGCAAGCTCAAGTCGCCCGACGGCAAGCGACTCGGTGGCATCCCGGCGATCTTGGTCGTCCCGCCGGAGTTGCAGTTCGTCGCCCGACGGCTGTTCCAAAGCACGACCGTCAACACGGGCGGTGCGTCGACC